TGCGGCGCGGCAGCCAGAATGGCCTTGGCGTCGGCAACGCTCATGCTGGTGTTGAAGGCCAGATGGTTCGCCAGAGCCGAGCGGCCCTTGGCTTCATCGCTGCCTTGGATACCGGACACGCGGGCGCGTTCGGCTGTGCGGGCTTCCGATTGCGCGGTTGCCAGTTCTTCCGGGGTTGCCTTGTTGTCGGCGCCCGGCTTCGTCGCTTCGGTCATTGCTGACTCCTTCTTTCGCGGTTGCAGATTCGAGCCGGTGAGCCCGACCAGGAATGCCTGCACCGCCGCTTGAGGCGTTGCAATGGCATCAATAAGGCCAGCCGCTTTCGCGTCTTCGGCCCTGTAGATTCGTGCTTGCGTAGCACGCACGGCTTTCTCGTCCATCGGACGACCGTTCGCCACCAGGCCAACGAATGCCTCATAGGCGATGTCGATGCCCTTCTTGATGTCGGCCTTGACTTCGGCAGACAGGTCTTCATAGGGGTTGCCATCGACCTTGTGATCACCGGCAAAGATGAACGAGACCTTGATGCCAGCGTCGGCCAGCATCTTCTCGTAGCTCACATGCATGGCCACGACACCAATCGAGCCGGCGCCGCCACTGGGCGTCATCACGATCTGATCGGTGCCCGCAGCCATTGCGTAGGCAGCCGAGTAGCAGTTCGAGTCCACGACGGATAGCGTGGGCTTTCCGCCAGCGAGACGCTTGATGTCGGCACTGCACTCGAAGCAACCAGCCGCTTCGCCACCATACGAGTTCACATCAAACACGATTCCCATGACATCGGGGTCTTGCCCGGCCATGGCCACTTGCTGGCGAATGAAGTTGTATCCTGTGACGTAGCCCCAGGAGTAGCCAAATCGATTGATCAGCGTGCCATGTACCGGGATGATGGCAATGCCGCTGGAGAACGCGAATGGCTTGGTCTGTTCCACCGTACCCATACCGTATGCCTGCACGAGTTCGGTGCGGCGCGCAAGGAAAGCATCCTCGCATTGCTTCGTGTTCGACGACTGCAGCATTTGCAGGTCGGTGGCAAGGCCGGTGTAGTGCGCAGCAATGGCCACTTCCCGCAGATGAATGCGGGAAAGCAATGTACGGGCTGCGTCGTCGCTCATGGGATTACCTTTTGTGGATTCCGGTGTCAATTGTACCGACCGATGCAATGCAACTACTTTTTGGCTTCGAGCACGCGCATGCGATCAACGTAGGACTCGAACTCTTTTCGCGGAATGAAGTTGGCATTCATGGTGGTCACAGACCCGTCAAGGCGGGCGACTTGCAGTGCCAGGTTACGGTTCTCGACGACGAACTCGGCAAGCTGTGCATTGACATTCCACATGAAGCGGCCGGTGAACGCCAGGCCACCAATCATCACAGCCATAAGCACGGTCTGCCAGTGCCGTTCGTATGTGGCAACGAGAGCCTTTGTTTCTTGCAGCCCCATCAAATCGCTTTCACTTACGTTAGGCATAGGTCGTCCTTCAGTCGTCGTTTGAGTTATCGGCCTGCATGGTTTTCTTGGCTTCGTTCGCGCCAGGCTTTGTAGCCGCAGCCTCGAACTCCAAGTCGAGGGTCTTTGCCAGACGCTTCTCACGGCTCAATTGCTTGAATACCTTGCGGTAATCTTCGCCAAGCCGCGCATTCTCTTTCTCGCGTGTCGAAAGGCCAGCATTGATACGCATGACTGCGGCCTGCGTTTCCTTCAGTTCATCAATCTGCCCGCGGCTTGCACCAATCCAATCGCAAGCAATCAGCGCTTCACGCTGGACCACATCCTTGTAGTAGGTGTCCAGCGTGAAGCCAGGGGGCAACGGGACATTGCCGGCATTGATTTCTTCCTCGAACCACAAGTGGTAGATCATCGTCGCTTGCTTGTCAGCGACGACTTTCTTTCGGCCTTGCATGTACCGGAAGGTCTGGCCCATCGACGCACGAGCGGATGAGTAGTTCGTCTTCGTGAAGTCCCGCGAAAATTCCTCGTAGGACAGACCAAGGGCAGCCGCGGTGTGCCGCATCAGCGACCCCTCGAACTCGGTCCCAACACCACCAGGCGTGCCCATCGGCTTCAGCGATAGCTTCGTGCCGGGGAACAGATGCGGCATCTTCACGCCATCAATGGCGATGTTGTTCGATGAACCGACGTACTGCTGCAATGCAGTCATGTAGCTACCAAGCACATCACCGAAGCCGGCCTGGCCCGCACCCATTGCGCCGAACACTACTTCACGCGGAAGCTCGGATTCAATGGCTGCCGCATAGGTCGCGTTGACCACTGCGTTCTGCAGCGTCACGTCTTGGAAGCGCTTGGTCATGCGCATCTGCTTGAGCACGGCAACCATGTCGGCAACGCCCCGTGTCTGGTCAGGCTGCAGCGGATCGAGGATGTGAATGACCTGGCGCCGGCCCCAAGGCTTGCGAGCTTCGACGTACTTCCAATTCAGCGGGAACCCGTCGATGAAGAAATCAGTCGGGTGCGATGTCTGGATGTAGTAGCCGATGGCTTCGCCGTAGAAGTCCTTTTTGACACCACGACGAAGGTACTTCTCGTCGGCGTTGCCATCAGGGTTCGACAGGCGGCTCGGGCTGACCATCTGGATCGCTGTCGAGAACGGACGTGACACCTGGCGAATCCACTCAGCCGTTGCGAGCACTTCGCCCGTGTAGAGGAAGCCGCCGACGCCAAGGCGGATCAACTCCGTCAGCGTCATCTTGCGCGATGCGTCGAACCAGCACTCGTCGGAATCAGCGAGCAAATTGAATCGGCCTTCGATTGCCGCTTGAAATTCTTCGGCCCATCCTTCGTCGGTGCCCAGCAGATCGTAGGCAGGCTGCGCGTTCAAGCGGAACTGTGATCCGACGATGCTGTCCTTGTGGATCGCAACAGCCCCCGTGGCATAGCCGTCGTTCTGCACGCTGTCTCTGCCGCGGGCATCCGCTTCTTCCTTGACCGGGTTCAACTGCCGGTCAGGAGAGATCACCGCTGGGCGCCAGGCGAAGGTCTCGCGTGACGTGCGTTCGGCCCCTTCAAGGCCACCACCGACAGCCTGTTGGCTGGGCGGGCGAATGTCCAGTGCGAACTGCATGTCAGAAGATGAAAGTTGCGGGGTGATACGCCGCACTCGGGGTGGGCACGCCACCGCAGCCGACGCCCAGTTGAGACTCCATCTGCTGGATGTAGTTGTAGAGGGCAGTCTTGTTGGCCGGCGTATAGACGACCTTCTCGCCGTTCTGATCAACGAGTTCGCGGGCGGAAGTACCAAGCATCAAAGCGTGATATGCCGCCCGAGCTTCTTGAAGCAGCTCATGTGTGGCAATGATTGCGGGCATTCTGTGTTCCTTGTGGACGCTCAAGAACCGTCTGTGGATTGCACGCGCATTAGGCGAGCGCTTTGCCAAAGGACGCGAAGTCGTAGGCAGATTTTAGCCCGTTCGCAAATGGAACGTCTTTCTCGGGCAACCGGATGAAGTCGTTGCGGTCCCATTCGGCAGCCCAACCGGGTGCTTCCGCCCAGTTGATCGACTCGACGCGGATCAGTTCCGAGACGCAGATTCCGATGCAGTAATAGCTCAAGTCGGTAGCCTCGTTGCTGTGCCCAACCAGGTTCTCCCAACCCTTGTCGGTACGCACTTCGACGCAGAGTTCCGCAAAGAATGAGTCACTGAGCCAATCGGGGAAGCGGTACATGCCTTTGCCGGGCTCAATGCAGTCAAGACGCCCGTCGAGATCATCCTTCAGCACGTTCGAGTTCAACAGCAGCAACGGGATGTCGCCGCGGGCACCGGCCTTGTTGTCCTTCTTCGTGCTGTCGGGGTAACTGATCCTGGCGCGAGGCTGGTTCGGTGACGCATCGCCCTTCAGCAGAATGAATCGACGGTGCAGGTTTTCTTCGCGGAGCTTGCGGTAGTAGCTGTACGCCATATTGGTGACACCGGCACGCCCGCCAGAGTCGCAGCCCACGAAGCGGATCGACATGAACCGGCCGCCGTCATCGTCGAGTTCGTATTCCTTCT